GCAGTTTTTATGGCATCAATAACTGCGGTTAAGTCTGCGTAGGTGTTTTTAAAGTGAGGATTGCGTGCATTTTTACCAGCAAAAGTAATATTTTTTTGCGCTTGCAAAAGTGCGGTGGATAGATTTTTAATGTTTTCTGATGTTTTCATGATTAGTCCTCGTTTAATAAACCTTGGTTATATTCGCCAATAGCGTGTTGCTCTGCATACTTTTCCATGTATTCACAACTGATTGTGTAAAGTTTTAATCCAAGTTTGTGCCAATCTTTTTGGCTAATGTAATCTCGGATAGTTTCTTGATCTGACTGACTAGCCTCGGATAATGATTCTGCCCAATGTGATATATCTGTCGGGTCATATTCCTTGGTTTTTAGCAATTCCATTACTCGTTGATCAATAAAATCGCCAGAGTTATCATCGTCAGGTATGTAATACCTATCGTGCATTGATGTGCCCATGTAATACTCCTTTTCGTAGTCCTAGCAAGTGCTAGTATTATTAATATAATACAAGTCCAAGAAAGTGTAAATAAATGTTGCAACTTTTTTTGCCATACCCTCCAAGCGTAAATAACTATTGGGGGTTCAGTCGGGCTAGACGCTTTTTAACACCTAAAGCCAATGCGTTTAAACAATTAGTTCATTACAAAGTATTGGAAAGTAAGTATCCTAGTTTTGGTCGGTCTTATATAAGAGTTGGTGTAGAACTATATCCACCTGACAGGCGCAAACGAGATATTGATAACCCACTTAAACCTTTATTCGATAGTTTGGTAGCGGCTGGTTTATTTGACGATGACAGTCAAATTGTGGAGTTAGTTGTATTTCGTAAAGAAGTAATAAAAGGTGGATCGTGTCGGGTCACCATCGAAAAAATTTAATTTACTTCTATTATTTTTCCTGTTTATAATAGTTCTTGTTGGGCTAGGGTCATTCCCGAAAAGATGCTTTCATCACATCTTGCCCAACACTTTTTATTGATGAATGACCTACCGATGAAAGGTTATTAATGCACTACTACCAACACAATATTGGTGACTACAGAAAAGATACTAGTCACTTATCTTTACTCGAACATGGCATTTATCGGCAACTATTAGATTCTTATTATTTGGATGAAATTCCATTAACTGCTGACTTAAATAAACTTATGCGTTCGCATAGCATTCGCACTACGGACGAACAACAAGCGCTTAAAAATGTATTAAATGATTTTTTTGAATTAACCGAAAATGGTTACATTCACACACGATGTGATGCTGAAATTGCTAGGTATCACGATAAATCGGATAAGGCTAAGGCATCCGCAAACGCACGATGGACAAAGAAAAATAAAGGCAAACATGCGACCGCATTACGAACGGATACCGAACGCAATCCGATTGGTATGCTAACCAATAACCATAAACCATTAACCATTAATCAAGATATAGAGCCAAAGTCGCCTAAGGGCTCCCTTGTATGTCCTGATGATGTGGAAAGTTCTGTTTGGCATGATTATTTAAAGATTCGTAAGGCTAAAAAATCACCCATTACAGAAACCGCTTTAAACGGTCTTAGACGAGAAGCCAAGAAAGCCGACATATCCTTATCGGATGCGCTAAAAGTCTGCTGTGAGCGTGGTTGGGTAGGTTTTAAAGCCGATTGGTATGCTCCTGCCACTCAAAAGCAGGAATTGCCCTTAGGTAGCCCCGAACAAATCGAATATGCCTACCGTGTCGAATGTGGTGGTGACCCTACTAAAGCCCGATTTGCCAATTATCACGAAATGCGGAAATTTATTACCGACCAACGAGAAAAAAGGCTAAAGGCAAATGCGTGAACTTTATAACAAACTAATTTTTGGTGTGTTTGTAATACTGTTAGTAGTATTAGGTTTTATTTCTTTAATCATCAGGTAAGGAGCAATCATGGAGCAAGATATTAGTCCGTTTAGAGCATTAGATTTTATTCGAGACAATAGCGAAAAATATGCAATAGCGAAAGCCAATGTCATTTACATGACCGAATATAGAAAAACTATTAAGGCTATGTTAATGAACGAATCTACGGCTAAAACACAAACCGAAAAAGAATCGTATGCGTATGCCGATAAACGGTACATAGCGCATCTAGAAGCCATGCGCTTGGCGGTAGAAGAAGCCGAAAAATTGCGCTGGTTAATGATAGGTGCAGAAGCCAAGATAGAAGTTTGGCGCAGTTTGGAATCTACCGCTAGAGCAGAAGGAAAGGCTACAACATGAACGCATACGAATTAGCAGAACAAGCCGAAGGATTGGCTTATGAAATATCAGCAGATTGGTCAAGTGGCGAACCTAAAAATGTTGCTACTGATATTGCCAATATGCTACGCCAACAAGCAGACCGCATAGCGGAGTTGGAACACATGAATAAGAACTGGCAGTTATCTGAAACTATGGCTTACAACCGCATAGCGGAGTTGGAAAGACTTGTATCTGACATGATTTATGAAAAGTCTAGTGGGGTTTACGACAGACCACAAATAAAAGAGTTAAGTGATGAGGAAATAGAAAAGTTGCAAGCAGAACATACTGAAAAAGGTCATTTTGCTGACACTTTAAATGTTAAAGATTTTGCTAGAGCAATACTAAAGAAAGCGAGTGAGAAGTGAACGCATACGAATTAGCAGATGATGTTAAGAATATTAGCAACACCATTGAAGCATTGGAGTGGGTTCAAAAGGCTACTCCGTTGCTACGCCAACAAGCAGACCGCATAGCGGAGTTGGAGAAATGCCTATTTCAAATGCAAAACGCTTGCATTGACTTAACAAAAAATACTGAACCAGTAGCGTGGATGGATAAAAACGACCCAACAATAATTAATTTATCGCTTAAATGGGTTGATGACATTCCACTCTACACCACACCACAAATAAAAGAGTTAAGTGATGAACATTTAAAAAAATTAAAAGAAATTAATTCTTGGTTTGCCAATCAGCGTGGAATGTTATGTCGTGATTACGCAAAAGATTTGGCAAGAATAATAGTTCATTTAGAAAAAAATGACTGAAATATTCTTAACAGATACCGAATACCATATCTGTCGGATGATTGGTCAAATTCGTAATATACAAACTAGTCGTTTATGTGCCGAACAAATCCAATCTAGCCTTGACCCTGTGCTTATATCCGAAGATGGAGTAATGTCCGAATATATTATTGCAAAGCACAAAAAATGGTTTTTTGATTTGAATTGCGAAGTGCGTAAATTTGGTGCGGATTTGATAGCCCCTACTGGTTATAAGATTGATGTTAAAAGCACTCGTAGAATTGGTGGCGATATGAATGTGCGTATTACGCATAAAAATAAAGACTATGATTTTTATGTGCTTGTGGAATTACGAGAACAATCAGGTGTAATAGTAGGGATAGCACCTAGAAATGTAGTTATTGATGATGCTAATATTTGTGTAAGCACAATTACAAATGAACAGTATTACAAAGTGCCACGCAGTAAACTTAAACCATGGGCTTAAATGATTTATTCCTTGTTTATGGTGTGGTTTTATACGCATTAGTGTTTATTGCTATTTGGCTAACCTTAAAATAATTTTCCCAAAATGAACAAAGAGCAAAAATTACACTATCGCCAAATGGCAGAATTGGGTTGCTCATTATGTAGAGAGTTAGGTTATGGCGAAACGCCTGCGGAAATACATCACATTAGAAGAAGTGGTAAACGAGACACTGCCCCTGTTATCCCCTTATGTCCCACCCATCACCGATTCTCAAATACCAGCATTCACGGACTTGGCAGAAGGGCTTTTGAACTCAAATTTGGACTTACCGAAGAATATTTGTTGGAAAGATCACTTGCGCTTATAAAGGAAAAATATGGAAGCAGAATTGCTAATACAAATACAAAAGAAAACAAAACGGCTTACTGAATTAATGGCACCAGTAGGCGGTGAAGATTTAGACAAGATAAGAGAAATAGCCGAACAAATGCTAGTTCTCAACATAGATTTATGTTGTTTACTAAAGGAGGTTCAAAATGCCCGTAATTCCATACACCACTAAAACTGGAGTGCAAATTGGCAAGTATTACGAAAAGCCAAGATATGTGGAAGAAGATAACGATATGCTTTTAATACAAAGTTATCTTATCTATGACCCAGCCACCATCCGTAGGCACAATTTAATGAAATTATCTTACGGAATATTTATTACTGTTTTGCTTGGCTATTTAATATTTGTAAGCAAGTAGTAATTTTTTTTACACGATCATCTAAACCTATTAACCCACCGTTAATTCGTCTAGTCATGGTCGTGTAATCTTTTCTATCCGCTAATTCATTAAGGTTATGTTTATTCCAAAACCAGCCAGCAGACAAACAAGCGTATTCAGGTTCTAGTAACAATTCAGGATTGGATACCAAATCCACACCTAATCCAGCACCACATCTTTGATAATTTTCCTTGCCAGTTAATTGTTTAATACCTCTGCCAATGTATTTCCACCCGTCACCATCCTCGGTATTTCCCATGCGACCGCCATATACTTTATTGGCAATTTTTTCTGGGTTGCGTGCGTATTGGTCAGCAATTTCTTTAGTCGGAAAGCGTGATGACCATGTGCGCATTAACGCATCAGCCGAATAATTTAGATTTTCTTGTAACCATCTAAAGTTACCAGATTCATGTTGGCATTGACCTACAAAAGATGCAATGCGGTCATTGGTATTTATTTCGTATTTGTTTAAAGTATTATTTAGTGGCTCTAACCATTTTTGGTCTATTTTTAGTTCTTGTAGTATTTCTTTAGTTAGCATTAGACTTTTCCTTGAACTTCATGTCCATAATTTTTTCTAATGTGCGACCACCAAAATAAAAAGACATGATAAGCATGCCCCATTGACCTAATAGTTCTACATACTTTTCGTTAGCATTATTACCAAATGCCGACATCATGGCAAAAGTAAAGTAAGCCAATAGGATAAAAATTAATGTCATAGGTCTAATATTTTTACTAAGCCAACTATCGCTAGTCATGTCGGCTTGTTGCCGTTTAGTAAGTTCTTGCGCTTCTATATTGTCGGCATTAAGTTCAGCCAGCCGACCTTCCTGTTGCATCTTTAGAAGTTCTTGTTGCGCTTTAGCCTTGGCTTCAGGGTCAGGAATAAACTTATCTAATACTTTCATTCCCACATCAAATAATGCAGTTAATGGAAACATTATCTATCCGCCTTTTGATCTAGTCGTTCATACACTTTATCTAAAAGTTGTTCAATGCGGTCAAAGCGAGCATTTATATCTTCTTTACGAACATAATGCCTAGGCAAATCCACTTCAATTTTATGAATTGCATTTTTTAAATCTCTGACCATATCCCATAATTCTCTTGCAAACCAGCCTATGACCGCAAGAATAGACCCCGCACCAATATTAATTAATGTTTGCCAATCCATGATTAATCCCAAAAAAAAAGTTAGAACTATTATTTTGGCTTGTCTTGTAGGTGCTGAATTACAACTTCCGGGCTAACAAAAGCATCTAGGTTATGTTCTACATAATCCCACCAAAGAAATTGATTCTGGGCTAAATATACCTTATCTTTCAATAAATTGGTATTCTCTGTATGTCCAAAAATTTGCGGATTGGATACCGACCATAATACTATTCCTGATTTGCCAACACTCCACGCTAAGTGCTGGAAAAAACTATCGACCGCTATCCATGTATTACATTCTTGAATTAGTTTTCTTAGTTCTGGGAAAGATAAATTTTTTCTAAAATCATCCACAAGTTGTTCTTCACCATCTACACCAACTTGTATTATGTGGTCGTCAATTAACGCAATAAGTTCTTTCCAATATGGATAGTTTTTTGGGTTTCTTTTACCATTTTGTAATGGCTTTGCAAATGGATGAATAATAATCATAGATATAATTTACGGAAAGCATTTTCTAAACTATCTTGCCAATCCCATTCAGCCATTTTTTTATAAATATTCCATTGGTCTAAATTACCAAATAAGGCTTGCGCTTCGGCAATAGATCGACAAGGCATTACTTCTGGATAACAACCAAACACAACTGCATTTGGTATATCTTGTAATACTTTACTAAATACAATGTGGTCACCAAGACCGCAATTTAAAACCACTATTTTTTTATCTTTAAAACCTACAATATTTTTAAATATTGCTTCATCGTGGTCAAACATTTCTTGTTTTTGATTATCACGAATACCGCCTTGTGGATTCTTTAAATGCCAAGTAATAGCATTTGGCACTACTAATAATTTATAGCCTTTTTGATATAAGCCATAACTAAATAAAGTTTCCTCTCGGTGGGCTACTCTGGATAAACCTAAGTTGTAATCATGGATGCCAGCCCGATATAAAAAAGTAGAGTAAAGATGTTGGACTTCTTTTTTATGATGGATAAGCCCCCATTGGATATTTGGTTCTACATTTATATTTTCTAATAAACCTGACGATTCAAAAGAACTAGGTGGATTAGGTGGATTAATTACACTACCTGCTATACCGCCTATGTCTTTATCTATGTAAGAACTTAAAGTTTTTAATACATCTGGTTCTGGTATAGCATCATCATCGCATCGCCAAACCCAGTCATAACCCATGGTATTAGCCATTTGGTGTATATGATGTTGTCCTTTTTTACCAGCAAATAGCCATTCCCAATCTATATTTTTGCTATTTAAAAGCCAAAATAAATGCTGATAAAGAAATTCCTTACGCATATCCTGTGGCTCATCATTATCATCAAAGATAATAAATTTATCGGGCTTGCGTGTTTGATTTGCTATTGCTTGGATAACCAATGGCAAAGTAGTAAAGTATCTACCTTTGGTTGGCAAACTACATAAAATTTTAGGCATTAGTCCAACTCATAATCATTAAATTGCATCTATTATTACTGTCAATAGGTCTTAATGTATTAGTAATTGTTCCGTGTTCATCTATATAATTAAAAATAAAGCCTTCAAAATGGCTTTCATTTAATCCATGTAGTCGATGATGTTCTCCCCAAAAGCCTTTTGGTTCGTTATGTGGCACTGTAATTAGCAAACGCTTGCAATGGTGTTTTAATTTTTCTACTATTTCTAAACCATTATCTAAATGTTCTATTACTTCAAAAGCAATAATAGTGTCGTATTGTTCTAATGGATAGTCATTAATGTTGGCATAAATAAATTGTTTATTTTGCCCCCAGCCTTGGTCATTTGCTACATTGATAATAGTTTTGTCGTAATCTAGTCCTGTATAGGTAATGTCATCAGGAAAAAATTGCGATCCGTAACCAGTAGAACATCCTAGTTCTAATATATTTTTACCTAATAGATTTTTATTTGCCCATTTGTATCTAGTGGATTCCCTAGAATAAACCGCATCGTGTTTTAAAAAAATGGCTCGTTCATAATTATTGGAAAGTTTCCAGTAATACCATTCCTTATTATATTTTTTGGCTAACTTTAAAGAATTGTTATCAAAAGTTTCTTTCCAATTTTGCACTAATTCTGGGTCGTGTACTGTTCCTTCTGCTTCGTGAAAGATTGGAAAATTGCCTGTGTACCATTTAGGATTGCTGGTAGGCTCTTTACTTACTACTTCACATATATCAAAGCCAGCATTTTTAGCCCGAATACAATAATCCGTATCTTCCGACCCGCCTACTTCAAATTCTTCACTCAATAATCCTATTGTGTCAATTACTTTTCTATCTATCATTACGCAAAAGAAAACTAAAAAGTCTGTATTGGCTGGTTCACTATATTCTTTTATTACACCGCTAATACCGCATTTGGAATTATGGATAAATGGTAATTCTAATTGGTCAAGCCATTGATTTAAATTTTGTTGTAATAGTATGGTGTCATTGTTTAGCAAAATAATTTTATTGCCACAACTTACATTAATACCTTGATTACAGGCTTTGGCAAATCCAATAGCCTGTTCATTCCAAATTACTCTTAAATTTTTTATTGCACTTGCAAGATAAGTTAAATATAACTTAGAGTTATCTGTGCAACCATTTGCAGAAATTATAAGTTCGACATCTTCCATGCGTGTCCACTTTAAAATGGAATCCACGCATGGTTTAAGATATTTTTCGCAATTATTGTATGTTGGTATTACTATGCTGTATTTCATTTTGTCTTATTTTATTCATATTAAGTCCTTGGGTATACCAAATCTACTCTTGTATTAACTGGTACACCAGTAGTCAATACTACATTTGTACCACTGGTTACGGTTACATCAACACCATTAACCATTCTTACACCATTAACATAAACACTAATTTTGCCAGATACATAACTTACAGATGTAGTAAATGTGGTTTGTGAAGCGGTGGCATTAAATACATCATAAACCATGCTTGTAGCATTACCGCTAAAACCACTAAATCCTGATGTACCACTAAAGCCGCTAAATCCACTTGTTCCAGTTGCTCCCGCTGGTCCAGTTGCTCCAGTAGCCCCGCTAAACCCAGAAAGCCCACTAGCCCCTGTTGCTCCACTAAAGCCAGATAAACCACTTGCGCCTGTTGCGCCAGTCGCTCCAGTAGCACCACTAAATCCACTTATGCCACTAAATCCAGAAAATCCGCTAATACCACTAAAACCTGATATGCCGCTAAACCCACTAAAACCAGATATGCCTGATGCGCCAGAAAATCCTGATGTACCGCTAAAGCCGCTAATACCAGAATAACCACTTATGCCTGAAAACCCTGATATTCCGCTAAAGCCACTATACCCGCTAGTTCCGCTAAATCCAGATTGTGTAAACATTACTTGTGTAATGGTAAGGATTACGCTAGGAGTTACTGGAGTTACAGGAGTTGTGCCAGCAGGCAAAGTTTCAATTCTTAAATCAGTGCTTGTGCTAGCCCAATACAATTCATAGACATCATTGGCTTGTGCAGTAAAGACATAATTAACTGTAAGAATTTGACGATTAGGCTCACTAGCGGATTTTTTAGGTTGCAAATCCATTTCGGATGCAGAATCAGCAACATCACTGCCATTCTTTTTAAGCCATACAGTAGCCTTTTCTACACCATTACCAATATTGGTAAGTTGTAAAGAATAAGTAAGGCTATAAGTGCCAGCCTGATTAATTACAATATCGTTGCTAGATAGCGTAATACCAGATTGTTCTAATGCAGTGCCAATAAGAACTTGTTGTGCATTATTCACATTGGCAATCGTTTGGTCAGTCGTATCAATATACGAACCATAGTGTCCAATTGCACCGCCAGCACCAGAGTTGCCGCTAAAGCCAGAAAATCCAGAATAACCACTAATTCCAGAATATCCAGAGATTCCGCTAAAACCTGATATTCCAGAGTAACCAGAGTAGCCACTAAAGCCAGATACACCAGAACCAGAATAACCGCTAATCCCAGAATAACCAGAATATCCGCTTATCCCAGAATCACCAGAATAGCCACTAATACCAGAGTAGCCTGAATAACCGCTTTCACCTGAAAAGCCTGAAATACCAGAATCGCCAGAATATCCAGAGATACCACTAAAGCCAGAATAACCCGATTCACCAGACCATCCAGAAAAGCCCGATGTGCCACTGTAACCTGAAATGCCTGAATAGCCAGAATATCCAGATTCGCCAGAATATCCACTTATTCCACTGTATCCAGAATCACCAGAAAAACCTGAAATGCCTGAATACCCACTGTAACCAGATTCCCCCGACCAACCAGAAATTCCACTAAATCCAGACCAACCAGATTCGCCTGAATATCCTGAAATGCCAGACCAGCCACTTATACCTGAATCACCAGAATAGCCCGATATACCGCTATATCCACTATACCCGCTATCGCCACTAAAACCAGAGATTCCAGAATAGCCTGAATAGCCTGATTCACCCGACCAGCCACTATATCCACTTATTCCGCTTCCGCTATACCCGCTTATGCCTGAATAGCCAGAAAATCCACTTATTCCGCTATCACCACTAAAGCCTGAAATGCCTGAATCGCCTGAATAACCACTAATGCCAGAGTAACCAGAATATCCACTAATTCCGCTAAAGCCGGACCATCCGCTAATACCGCTACCACTATATCCAGAAATTCCACTAAACCCAGAATAGCCTGATTCGCCACTATAACCAGATATGCCACTAAATCCTGAATCGCCAGAGTAGCCAGATATACCACTGTAACCAGATTCACCGCTAAAGCCTGAATAACCAGAGTATCCAGAAATTCCGCTACCTGAATATCCAGAAATGCCTGATTCGCCAGACCAACCGCTTATTCCACTATCGCCACTGTATCCAGAAATTCCGCTAAAGCCTGAATAACCTGAAAAGCCAGATTCGCCACTAAAACCTGAATAGCCAGATTCCCCAGACCATCCACTTATTCCAGAATAGCCAGAGTAACCTGAAATACCAGAAAAGCCAGAGTAGCCAGAAATACCGCTATCACCAGAAAAGCCAGAAATTCCAGAAAAGCCACTATAACCACTGTCGCCAGAAAAACCAGAAATACCGCTAAATCCAGATGTACCAGAAAATCCACTAATACCTGACCATCCACTAAATCCAGACAAGCCAGAAGCACCGGGCGGTCCTACAATTTGACCAGCATCAAACCATGCGCTTCCATTCCATACCCATAAATTGCCATCATCAGTAACGATATACGCATCATTAACCTGATTGCCAGTAGGCGGTAAATCGCCAACAGTAGCAACTTCACCTTTTAAAGTAATACTTGTGCCTTGCTGACCAGACAATCCAGAAAAACCACTATAACCAGAGTAGCCACTAATACCGCTATATCCGCTAAAACCTGATTCGCCTGACCATCCGCTAATACCACTGTATCCGCTTATACCCGAAAACCCTGAAATACCAGAATGCCCAGATGTGCCTGAAAACCCGCTAAAGCCTGATTCACCACTGTATCCGCTAATGCCAGAATGACCGCTATATCCGCTATTACCAGAAAATCCGCTATAACCTGATTGACCGCTAAAGCCACTGTAACCGCTTTGTCCGCTATATCCACTAATACCACTAAAACCAGACTGACCAGCAGGACCAGATGGACCAATAACACCTTTATCAACTACTAATGTAATTTGATTAGGATTTTCGTAATTAATAGTTGGCATGGCAATCCTTAATTCTTAACAATAGCGTCAGAACGCACTAGGAATAATAAGAAAATAACTAAGTCATAGGCTGGTGTAGTTCCATTAATAGGAAAACTAATCTTAATTCGACCAGAAAAACCAATACCATCTATATCTTGGATTTCTAATTCTGGGTCAGATGAAATAAGCCCCCACGCATCACTATCTATTACAAGTGTAAATACACCAGTTAAATCATCTCTATTTGTAATAGTAAGCGGTACGGGTGCTGGTACAGGATTAAAGTCGGAAATATCAAATGCTAATCCATAACGACTATCACGCACATTGGATAGTTGCCTACGAATAATTTGAGCATCAATAGTAGCCCCAGTAAGGTCTAATGGTTCACCAATATCATTTGCAAGTGTAAGATTCCAATAGGCTTTTTGTTGCCATACCAATTCGCCAGCAATGATTTGATTATCAAACCCAGATACCTGAGTAAGAGTATTCTTATTAAAGACTGCCATGATTGCTCCAATTCTCGGTTAATAGGGAATGGCACTCCACTCACCTACGCATCATGTCTTGTTGTATTTTTTCTAGTTTACTTCAATTTCTTTAACAATAGGAACATTTTGCCATTTTCCTGTATACCCTTGCGTTGGGTTTATGTATCGCAATTGCAAAATGTGTTCATTGTTTTTAGTTACAAATATTCTAAATTCAGCAGTTGAATTTGGGTATGTCATGTATTTTTACCTTCAGCAAAAACATTTACAAATACAGTTTCATCTTCTACCGCTTCAATTTCATGCCATTTTCCAGCAACAAGATTAATAGGCTGCGTATATTTCGTCATAAATACTTCTTTACCTTCTACACGAATTACGCATTTACCCGCATTACACATAGTTGCATGGTTATAAGCATGTTGATGCTTTGGTATTCCCTCTCCTTTATTAGCATGGTACACAGCAACTTGCGCTCCCGCATACGAAAAAATATGATTGGGAGAAACCGCTATTGTCATATCGTTTGTGTGCCTTGCGTGTTCGGTTGCTGTTCTAATGGGGCTGGATCAACTTGAATTTCTTCAAGCACTGGGGGTGGAACATACTCAGCAATTGGACCATATTCGCCAGCGTTTCCTTTAGCCCAAATTTCTTTAATATGAGCGTATTTATCAACCCCATTAATTCCTGACGGGTGTTCTTCGTTAAATTCTTCGTATTTAACTATGCAAGAAAACATTGTGTGTTCTGCATCTTCCCATTGCAAATTTTTAACATATTCAATAGTAAACATTTTTTTCCTTTTACGAAATTCGAACAACTAAACAAGTAGTCCAAGTAACATTAACAGTTGGGCAACCAGATCCACCCGCACTCCAAGAATTGGAGTATCCAGCGCCACGATTCATAACTCTCCATGTTCCTGATAATGCGTTCCCACCCCTATTGTATCCAACTGTGACTGGACCACCGGAAACAAAACTAGTAGCCGCATATCCTATTGGCATATTTACTGGATTGTTTGCGGACCAAGAAGTTCGTAAATTTGCACCAGAAACCGTATCGTTTTGGTTTAGGGTAAGTGTATTTGTGTTTTGGTTTGCAGTTACAGCGTGGAGTGCAGTTGCGTAACTACCAATAACACCCAAATCGGTATTAGTAATTGCGCCTGTTTGTCCGTTAAGTGATGTTACCCCACCGCCACTAGGAGTTGCACTTGTCCAAGTTGTTCCATTGGAAGTAAGAATATTGCCAGATGCACCGGGGGCTACAAATTGAACGCCAGATGTTCCGTTTCCAAGTAATACATTGTTGGCAGTCAAAGCAGATTGACCTGAACCGCCATTGGCTACTGGCAAAGTGCCTGTTGCATTTGTGCCAACATTTAATTTTCCTGCAGTATCTACTGCATTGGCTAATAATGCTAAGTTATATGCTTGTGTCATTAGACTGCCCCTGTTCTTGCAAAGGTTTGATTGACCATAATGTTAAGTATTGTATCGGGGGTATTGGTCAATGTATATATCCCCGTACCAGTAGTAAAATCTGTACCTTGTTTTAAATGTACCCCATTTTGGTACAAATTGAAGGCATTTGCATCATAATTAAATAAATATTGGCTTTGATTAATAATGGTATTAAATGCCACATTAACTGGATTTCCTGATGGTGTGCCTAAATTATTAGATGTCCATTGATAAACTACCATTTTTCCAGTTAAGGTGGAAGGAAAATCGCCAATAATTTGTCCTGTTATGTTGTAATCTTGATCTGGCATAACAGTACCATTTAAAAAGATTAATTCAAATCCACTATTTAAAGTAAAGTTACCAGTGCAATCATAAGAACTAACATTAGTTAAATCTATTACATTTCGGCTAAATGTATTATAGTAACCGTTAGTAGTATTATAAGATAAAAATGAAATAATAAATATTTGGTCACCAGCAGTTGCGCCATTACTTAATGTAATAGTTCCTGTTGCTCCAGCAGTATCCGTAAATTCTGTATTATCTAATAAAACACCATTTTGGAATACCCAGCAATTATTAATTAAATAGTTTGCGCTTCTGGTAACTGTAAATACTGTTTGACCGCTAGTAGCAACAAATTGTTCTTCGGAATAATAAAAACTATCAGGTTGTTCAAAGCCTACTACACGACCATAAATATCAATGGTTAATGTAGCCACTGCACTGGTTTGCTGATAAGGACCACCAAAATCCAAAAATGGCTTTAATGCGGCAACAATCTTTCCATCCGCATTATTTACAACATCAATTTCGCCTGTACCAACACTAGTAGTTCCTGTTTGGATTAATTGACCAGTTCTTTTATCCAAATCAATAATATTTGCGCCATCTGGTAATGCTGACCAGATAGATGGGTCATAAATAGCGGCTTGTGTTAATACAAATGAACCATTACCACCTGCGTAACCAGCAAATCCTGTAGCAAAACTAAATCGTCTATTATTTCTATTAACATAACCTAAAAATATATTTGTACCAAAATTAGGATCTGCTAAATACCATGTATATACAGATGGGTCATTAGATGGTGTAATACTATCCTGATTACATAGTCCAAAATAAAGTCTATTTGTAGGACTAAAACTAAAATTAGATGTTCCAGTAATATTATCAGCATACGCTACCGCTAAATAGCGTTGTGTATATTGAAAAGTTCTTGGTCGCCATTGAAATAAAGCACTTGCTGGACTAAAAGTAGAACTTGCTAAACTGTTTACCATTCGGCTAAAGAAATACCAATTACCAGCAGGAATATTTGTCAATGTAATATTTGGCACCGTAAAATTAATATCATATGGATCGCCATTAGATTGAATTTCACTTGTACCAGCAAAAATTAGTTGATCTGGATTTGGATTGCTAAATGCTGAATACCAAATTTCTATGTATTGAGTAATACCAGCACTAGAAGTAGTTGCAAGTATTACAAAACTTGGATTAGTAGCGGTAGGAAATTGAGAACCTACAACTGGTGCTGGCACTGTGCCAAAAAATGTTGGGTCGCCAATACCAGTATTTGGACTAGGCTGGTATTGTGTAATACTTACATCATCATAAACTGTTGGCTCAAATTCGGACATGGTTAAATTAACCGCAATAGAACCATCATCGCCAAAAGTTTGTACCACCTTATTTAATCTAAATAACTTATCAATCCATCCATAATTAGCATTTGTAACTGTAACTACATCGCCAGCATCTAATTGAATACCTACATAATTTATGCTTACTTGAACTTGTAAATCTTCTCTAGCGGATTTTAAAATGCGATTGGCTAGATATTGTGCTTGCACATCATTATTAACCAATGGTAAAGATACTGATATTTTATTGACAGGCTCATTAGGATATAAAAGTGATGGTGCTATTTGTTGCAAATCAAATGTACTGGAATTAAAACTATCTTGATTTGATTCGTCAGGAAATTTACATTCCACAACATTGTAAGAAGCGGCAATATCTAATGGACTAATAGTAATAGCACTAATCATATTACTATCGTTAATATTCATAGCAACAGAATAAGTAGGACTTTGAACGATTGCGCCCCACTGTCCTAATACTTCATTGTATTTAATTAAACAATCGCAACACGATGCCATATCCTGTAAGTTATCCATTACAGGTCGTTGCGTATCTAAAGTTCCATTAAACTTAAATCTAGCCTGTGTCGCTGGATTTCCATTCGAATCTATATAAGAAAAAGATTGATTAGAGTAAGTAGTTAATGCAGTAAAACTAGCAGTATTTACTTGACCAATAGGAATTGCGCAACCATAGACTGTGTTTGTTAAATAGTCTAAAAAACAATCGCCTGTATTAGTTCTGCTATTAGTTACTTGAAAACGAGTTTGTTCTATACCTCTAATATTGGCAGTTTGACTATAAGTTAATCGAATAATTACAAACGCACAATTTGTATAAATTTTAGTGTTGTCCCATGTATATACAAGTCCTGCGCTATTCATTACTTGTTGTGCATTTAAGGATTGATTGGTAGGCGTTGCATAACCATTTCTATAAAAATAAAAGGCTATTTTATTTTCTACTGTTGTATCTACTACACCAGTGGATTCATCCGTTAATGACAATACTTCGTAACCATTAGGCTGAAAAGTAACTTTTTTACCGCCATAATAGACATCGCCAAAGGTTATGGTGTCGTTTCCGTTATCTGTAACTTCGCAAAGCGTTAAAACATAATATAAATTTTGATTATTTTGTGTAATACTTAAATCTACAATTGTGCCACCTAACCATGCAGTTCCATAAACCACTGGCAATTTATTATCGGTTGCTGGAGGTACTTGTTGGCGGTTGCCCGGATTTGGTGACTGACCAGAACCAGAGCCTAAATCTGGTTGCGTAGCATTAAAAAAGGCTTTTGATACAACTGCAGAAACAAGCATATTAATAGCAAATGCAGTTATTAATCCTGCGGTTGTTAATGCTCCAGTTGCAGTTACTAATCCTAAACCAACCGCTATGGTTGCGCCAATAGCAAATACTGGCAACGAAAAGGTTGCCAACGCTATTCCAAAAAATATTTTATTGAATCCAAGTTTCATCTAATTTTTTAAATCCAAATTTGTCATACTTTATATTAGGACTAGTTACCATTTTTGCCATCGTAAATAACTTAATACGACCTTGTTCCTTAAGTTGCTTTCCGTAATCTATATACTGTTTTAGTAATCTATATCCTAATGTAGTATTTCTATATTCAGGCTTTACATACCACGCTAACTCATACATCTGGAATGTTCTATCACACCATGCCGTATGCGTAATTAAAGCCATTATTAAACCTTTGTTATCCTCTAAAAAAATAACCCCTTGTCCAGCCAAAATACCATCTAGCAACTTATTCCAATATGCCAAATTATCTAAATGTTTATATTGCTCAATATTACTTTCTGCACGAAACAACTGCATCATTTCTATTATTTGTGTTTTGTCATATTTTGTGGCTTTTCTAATCATGAATTAGCGGGTGCGTCTTTACCAAAGTTATAGTTAATAGTGGAAATAAAGGCTACACGATTCATGGCTGTATCGCCATTATTAAAAAATTGCCAATTATTATCATTGGTATATCTACCAGCAGTTCTGTTCTTTAGAATAATTTGTATAGATGATGCCGCTACGGATATAACACCAACAAACATCCTTGCTTCTTCCAACCATTCTTCTGTAATAGAAAAAGACGATACAAAGCCATTAAAGTATTGATATAAACCGCCAGTTCCACCAGTGGTTAATAGTTCGCCATTGGTATTAAAAAAACCTTTCCACGCTTGTATTTGGCTACCTTTGATTTCTTGACCCAATACCCAACCCAACATAGCAGTATCTATTCCTACTAATGTAAAGACAGTTTCGTTTGCAGTTGATTTAATATCCTGCTGGACATCATTAACTTTAATTAATTGTCCTAACGCACTAAAAGGTTGCGCATCTACCGCAGGAATAGTTAGCGCAGATGCAGTTGTGGCAAAACGATAAGTAGCGGATGGTGTAATTACTCTAATAAAATCAGCATATCTAATATTATTAGTATTTTGGACTGGTGGAATATTGCTACTCATAACACGCTTTCAAAAGCCATAAAGTTACCATTCCATTGGATAAATGAATCATTAGCAACAGGCACTAATGTATATGTAGGGTATTCTCTAAGGATTACACAAAAAGTAGTTCCTGTATAAGACGAACCGCCAAGACTAATAGTAGTTCCATATTGACCAATTACCGCATTAGTAGCACTTACAACTGGTGTAATAAGATTGCGATGCACAGGAATATTAACTGTTGAACCACCGCCTCTAGTTACATCCGCAGTTGCAATATATGCGTATCTGCCAACCTGACAAAAATCACCAGCCTTAACTATAAATGCTGATGAACTAATGCTTGGCAAAGACCCTAGTACTAAAGTTTTATTAGCCGAACTTGTTTGCCATTGACAAGCACTAATTTCGGCTGGTGTCATACTACCTTGATATGCAATATAGTTTACCCAGCCAGTAGAACCAAAATTTAAATATTGTTCTAATGCTTTATCTGGAATCCGTAATGAATTTAGTACAGAACGATTTTGACTGTAATACAAGTAGTTCATTGGCTTCATGTCAAATGCAAATGGCACGACAGTTTGTATTTCGCTGGTGCTAATTCTTTGATTGCGACTAACCATCTGACCAATAAATCGTTGATCATTAATACCTACGGATTCACAAATGGACAATATAGTATTTAGGCTCATAATTACCTCGATGCTGGTACTGAACGACTAGCAGATTGATTAGCCGACCATACTGCCATTTTATTTTTAGCCAAAAATTGCGTGGCTGATTGTGTATCTATTGCTTGCATATTTTGCACAACAGTGCCGTTATAAACTACTTGAGGTTGCCCTTGTAATTGACTAGATAATTGTTGATTTGGTATTACAGTTCCACTTCTTTGCGGTATAAAGATTTCTGGACCATTTTCGCCTACCATGGTAGGACCATCAATTAACCCCCCGTCTGCGGCACCCGGTAATACCATTAAACCAGTGCTAGATTGTGTCCAAGTGCTACCGCCACCAAATAAACCACCAAAAAATCCACCAGCCTGACTAAATAATTGCATGGCTTGCATGCGTAATTGGATTTTTAGTAAATCTTTTATAACGCTTTCAGTAAAGTCGCTAAAGTTAAATTTGCCAGTTTCTACAAAATTATCAATAGCGGTAAGCATATTTCCAGTTAATGCTCTAAACATTTGTTCTGCATTGGTAGCAAAGTTATAAGCATCTTCTTTAAATTGATTAAAGGCTCTATCCCATCCAAATTGGAATGTTCGTTGCGATGCAATAGCGGCTAATTCACTATTTTTAGCCGATTGAATAAATACATATTCCAATTCTTTGACTTTTTCTATTTGTCTATCGTATTCAGCAACCACTTTTTCTGATGCACCACGACCTACTGCATCTTCACGCTTTTTTGTTATTTCATCAATTTTGCGACTGGTTTCATTAGTTACTTGATTAATAACTTCTTGGACTCTGGCTTCATCTCTAGTTAAACTTAACATGGCATTACGAATACCTTGTTGTTGTAATAGATAGATTTGTTGCCGACTATATTCCTGTGAAATAAGACTAGCCATGCGTAGCATTTCGGCTTCTTTTTGTGCTTCAGGACTTGCTTTTACAGTTTTTGGTATAGTAGGCGCTTTTATAGTTTCGCCTTTAGCAACCTCTTTATTAAAATCACGCACTTGATTAATGGATTTATTTAGTGCATTTTCAATATTAACCATTTGCTTCCAAGCGTCCTCTTTGGATATTTTTCCAAAGAATGCTTGTGCGCTAACACTAAGCGTTTGAATGCCAGCACTTAAACCAGTAATCCCTAATGATATATTACGAATTAACCAAGCCACACCTTCTAATGTGGTGCTAAATACATACATGGCTGGATTGGCTTTATCACCAAGATTAGATATAAGAATGTTTAGTGATGGAATAAATTTTTCTATAAAAACTAATCCAACTTTATTAGCACTTTGTTCTAATTGGTCTGTAATTTGTGCGGCATCAGCAATGGCTTTTTCGTAATCCTTAAATTCTTCCGTGCCTTGTTTTACAAACTGATTAAAAGTATCCATATTGACAGTCATAAATGACTTGCCAAATAAGGCTAATTTTGTGCCTGTTTGAGATGCTTTGTCGCCAATATTGGCAATACCTTGACTGGTTTTATTTAATAATTCCTCTACGGATAACGATGCTAAATCTTGTAATGACACACCAGCCTTTGCAAAAGCATCTTGCATGGCTTGGCTACCATTTACCGCTTCGTCAATATTTTGAGTAAATCGAACTAAGGCTTTTGAGCCACCGCCAATTTCACCGCCAGCCCTTTGCATAGCGTTTGACATTTGTAATACTTTGGCTACGCTTACCCCTGTGGCATCGGAAAGGTCTTGCATTTGGTCTGCAAATTGCAAGGCTTTGTAAGTCATAGCGGTTAATGCCGCAGTCGCTACTGCACCCGCTTTGATAGCAAAATTGCCTATATTATTTAGGCTAACTTTGGCTTGATTAATGCCTTTAGTAAATTCGGCAGTATCTATACCTAATACAACACCTAGTCGGGCTATGTTTATTGCCATCTTTTATCCTTCAAGCAATTTCTTAGGAGCATTTGGTCTGCTTTTTAAGAAATTAAGTAATGCGTCATTTAGACTTTTACTCTTATCTTGTTCTGTTTGTGGCGGGTATAAATAATCATACTGCACAGGAATTATGTCCCTTAGTTTATACGCTTGTTTGCCTTTCGGCAACACCATATTAAAGTGACCAGCAACATGACTTCCTAGTATTTGGATTATGCCAAAATTGCCAATTATTCCATCGGCATACATAATGCAAATATCGTTAAAAGTTTCTTCGTCTACGGTGTTTGGGTCAGTTCCATGTGCAGTCAAATAAGCCTTAACTTGCCTACGGACTGACCTTATTACTTTCCCTTTTGTTCTTTATAAGTAGGTGTAATAGTATTACTAATTAAATCTATTAGTTCTAACTGGACGCTAAATGGGAATAATTCCTCTACCATTTCGTAAGTAACAGTTTGCATATCAAAGCCCTGTTCTTCTGGTACTAATAGTCTTACTAAAGCCAATATGCGGTTTTCAGTCAGCAGTTTATTTTTTGCCGCTTCCCTCATTGATTTGTCTTTTAGTAATACATCGTTGTCGGTAAATACGACACCCATTTCTGGTGTAATACTATCCTTATTCTTTTCAAAATCTTTTACTAAGTCTTTATAATACTTTTCTAATTTTTCCTCATCCACATTATTAGCGGTTTCTAGGATGGTTTCGTATTCTTTAGTTAGCGGAATTTTGACTTTAAAAGTATGCCCGTTATATTCAAAAGTTTTAACACGAACAGCATCTTTATCAAATTTTTTACCAAATGCTTTTTCCAAACTCATATCTTATTTTCCTTTTCTAGCCTGTTTTGCCTTATATTTTTCCAACGCACTTCTTAAATTATCACCAAGACTACTTGCTACTTTTTCCTTATTAGATTCCAAGGCTGGTCTTAAAAATGGTCTAGCGGATACTTTGGCAGTACCAAATTCCATAGCCATAGCCCTTGCATCGGACTGACCGCCTACTTGTAATATATCGTTTTTTTCATTTTTTCTATTTTTAAAGCGCAATTTTTGTAATTGCTTTACCGTGGATGTGCTTACAGTAGCCACTACTACATCATTTGGTTCTACATATTTAGAACGCTTTTGTTTGCGTGTAGGCTTTCCAGCACTTAATCTAAGACTTGCGGCTAACTGTCCAGTATCTACAGGTGCTCGTAATTTGGCATCATATAAGACGGGTCGCATGGATTCGTATGCCGCTTTTTGTAATACTTTTCTGGCATCTTTTTGACCAAAGTCATTAATGATTTCTTCCATCAAATCATCAAATTCTTTTTTGCCTTCGACAGAAAAAGTAACCTTGGACATTACACTTCGCTTTTTACAAGTTTTGCATAAATAGCATTATTCAACCTTAATGCGTATTCTGCAACTTGTTCGGGCGACATTTTATCAGCGTGATTTTTGGCTATTTCGTAAGCAATATTAATTCCAGCAATCCGTTGTTGCTGAAAACCAAACCAATTCTTTTGACCAGAATTGGCTTGGCTTATTAGATAATTTATTAAGTCTTGTGAGTTATTTTGTACTGTCATATTTAGTATTATGGTCCGGGAGGAGGATTGGTAGACCAGCCATACGAACTACCGCCTACTGGATGGATGGTAAAGATAAATTTGGCTTCTGCATCAGGGCTTAAATCCCATTGCATTCCACCAATACGAGCATTAAAGGCATACGCTACTGTGTCAGTGCCATCATAAACAGCGATAACATAGGTGCGAATAATAGAACCGCTATAACCATCCGCACGGATAAGTAATTGTGCTGGATCGGCTGGATTCCAAGGTGCGGTTACTGTAAGACTGGTTACTTGGTTTTGCGTAGTAATCTTAGCACCAGTGCGCTGACCTGCAATCGAATAAGCCGCAAACGCATCGTCAGCACCAAAAGCGGGGATTGCTTCGACAGGCACTTGTAAGCAAGTCGAACTTGTGCCAGTACCACCAGCACTAGTACCAATTAAATTGGCTACTTGGCTTGCCCAAACGCTTAAATTAGCATCCGTTAGCGGTGTAGGAGTTGCATCGTCTTGCATCCATAGGGTTGCTACATAACCCGGTAAGACTTTATTGATTAGTGACATTTTTAGACCTCATAATTAAAAAAGTTAAACAATCTTATCTTATGCGGGTACATAAAGTGTGCAATCCATATACACCCCATGTAATCCTAGTTCATTGTCATAGTTGTGATACAAAATTCTAGCATCAACTTTGCCAACCCAAAACCTTATGTTATTGCCTACACCAAAATTGCCAGCGTAGCCATTTAGGAATTGTAGTATATCGTTGGCTAAAGTAAAAGCATCATTCATGTCTTGTGCAAAAATAGAGGTTTGGAAAGTAGGAGTATCAATACCTCTATTGGATTTTGTTTGTCCTGTATAAACTGGCTGATGAACATCCCTTAATTGCCATGTAATAAACTTCTTTTCGTTGGCATAATTACGGTTAAAGTTAGCATAAACAGGCACACCAGTACCTACAATGGCTTTTAATTGCGACTGTATAGCCCTTGCGTACTGGACTGGACTAATCTGTATGCTCATACTGGGCTATCAGGCTGGTTATAGTAGCAAAGGAATGTAACACTCATGCGGTCATTGGCTTCTCGGCAATCCGTAATGCGCCATTCTTGACCTCGCCATGTAATACTATACAGTTCTTGGTCATCCACAATTTGCTTTACCCAAGGGGTATAGTT